AAGAGAGAGAAAAATGAAATTAATCTCAGAAGAAGTCGTTGACGCAGAATACATTGTAGAAGAAAACAATGGTAAGAAAGATTACAAAATTAGAGGTATCTTTCTACAGTCTGATATTAAAAATAGAAACGGTAGAATTTACGAAAACGCTGTACTAGCGAAAGAAGTAAATAGATACGATAAAGAATTCATCCAAAAAGGCAGAGCGTTTGGTGAGTTAGGACATCCTGACGGACCAACTGTTAATTTGGAAAGAGTTTCTCACATGATTAAGTCACTTACTCCAGAAGGTAAGAACTTTATCGGTGAGGCAAAAATCATGGACACTCCATATGGCAAGATTGTTAAAAATTTGATTGATGAAGGTGCGACTTTAGGTGTATCTTCTCGTGGTATGGGATCCTTGGTGCAAAGAGGTGGCGCCAACTATGTAGGTAAAGATTTTTATTTAGCTACTGCCGCTGACATTGTTGCTGACCCGTCAGCTCCAGATGCTTTCGTTGAAGGTATTATGGAAAGTAGAGAATGGGTATGGAATAATGGAGTGTTAGTTGAAAAGGATATTGAAGCTTGGAAGAGTGAAATTCAAAAAGCAAAGGCGCATGCTCTCGCAGAAGCGAAAGTAAAAGTCTTTGAGGATTTCCTTAGAAAACTTTAAATGTATAAATATCAATAACAAGAGAAAAAAAATTAATTTTTTTAATTAAGGGAGATATCTCAAATGGCCGATACAGAAGCAAAAAACTTAGAGGCGTTAGAGGCAGAAGCTGTTGCGGAAGCAGCTGCAGATGCACCTAAAAAGAATGCTGTAGCGGCTGAGCCTTCTCATATCGCAAGCATGAATAATGCAGAAGATTTAGGTCCAGCTGTAGTAAAACCAACAGACAGCAATCCTGACGCAACTAAAAAGTCTAAAAAAGTTTCTGACCAAATTAGCGCAACTGCTGACAAGGGTGGTTCACCGGATACAGCTGGTAGACCAGACACAGACGCCGGCGTGACTAAGATTTCACATCCTGGTCAAAGTGCTAAAGTTGAAGAAACTGAGGATTCTGATGAGAATATCGTAAACGAAGGTGAAATGCCTGACGGTCTAAAGAAATACTTAGACAAGAAAGCAGACAAGGAAGACGACAAAGAGGAAGGTTACAAATCTAAGAAAGAAGAATTAGATGTAACTGAACATGTTGACGCTCTTGTTGCTGGAGAAGCAGATTTATCTGAAGAGTTTAAACAAAAAGCTGCGACAGTATTCGAAGCTGCTATTAAATCAAAAGTAGCTGAAATCAATGAATACTTAGAAGCTGATTACAACAAAAAATTCGAAGAAGAAACTTCTAAGAATAAAGCTGAGTTAGTTGAAAAAGTGGATTCATACTTGAACTATGTAGTTGAAGAATGGATGAAAGAAAACGAACTTGCTTTAGAAAGAGGTATCAAAGGCGAAATCGCTGAGGACTTTATCTCAGGTCTGAAAAAACTTTTCGAGGACCATTACATTGATGTTCCAGATGAAAAGTATGATGTATTGGAAGACCAAGCATCTAAAATTGAAGACTTAGAGAAAAAACTCAACGAAACAATCGAAAAGAATGTTGGCCTTAAAAAACAAAATTCTGTTTTCGAAGCAAAGCAAATCATTGCTGAACAAGCATACGATTTAGCAGACACTTCAAAAGAGAAGTTTTTTAAGTTAACTGAAGAGATTGAATACTCAGACGCTGAAGATTTTAAAAACAAAGTAGCGACTATCAAGGAAAGTTATTTTGGTAAGAAATCAGAAACATCTGAGCAGCTAGATGATGTGGCGGCAGGTTCGTCAACAGATAATGTTGACTTATCAAATGCAATGGCTGCTTATACTGCTGCTATTAGTAAAACTAAAGACATGAAATTGTCTATTAAGTAATAATAAAGGGAGAAAAATACATGTATCTTTCAGAAACACATGAAAAAAAATGGCAGCCTGTCTTAGAACATCCTGATTTACCAGAAATCAAGGACTCTTACAGACGAGCCGTTACATCTGTTATCTTGGAAAACCAAGAAAGAGCTCTAGCTGAAGACAGAGCTTATATGACAGAAGCTGCTCCTACTAACTCTACAGGTTCATCTGTAGCGAATTGGGATCCAATCCTAATTTCATTAGTTAGAAGAGCAATGCCTAACCTTATCGCATACGATATTGCTGGTGTACAACCTATGACAGGTCCAACTGGTCTTATCTTTGCAATGAGAAGCAGATATACTAACCAAACAGGCGCTGAAGCGATGTTTGACGAAGCTGACACAGATTTCTCTGGCCGAAATGCGGCTGGTTCATCTGTTGACGGTTATTCTTCAACTGACCACTCAGCAAGCCCTAACAACAATCCAGGTGCTCTAAACGACAGTCCAGCTGCTGGTACTTACACAAAAGGTACTGCAATGACAACTGCCGCTGCTGAAGCATTAGGTGATGACAGCGGAAACGCTTTCGCTGAAATGGCATTCTCAATTGAGAAATCAACTGTGACTGCTAAATCGAGAGCTCTTAAAGCAGAATACACTATGGAACTTGCACAAGACTTAAAAGCAATCCATGGTTTAGATGCTGAAACAGAACTTGCGAACATCTTATCTGCTGAAATCTTAGCGGAAATCAATAGAGAAGTTGTTAGAACTGTTTACATCAATGCAGAAAAAGGTGCTGCTACTAACACAACTACTGCTGGTATCTTTGATTTAGATACGGACTCAAACGGAAGATGGTCTGTTGAAAGATTTAAAGGTCTTATGTTCCAACTTGAAAGAGATGCGAACAGAATTGCACAAAGAACAAGAAGAGGAAAAGGTAACATGATTATCTGTTCAGCTGATGTTGCTAGTGCATTGCAGATGGCTGGTGTTTTAGACTACACACCTGCATTAAACAACAATCTTAATGTTGACGACACAGGCAATACTTTTGCTGGTGTATTAAACGGCAGATTTAAAGTGTACATTGACCCGTACTCAGCAAATAGCTCAGCAACACAATACTATGTTGTTGGTTACAAAGGTACTTCACCTTATGATGCTGGTATGTTCTACTGTCCATATGTTCCACTACAAATGGTGAGAGCAGTTGGTCAG